CTGGAACAACTGCTAACATCGCAAAAGGTGGCGAAAGCAACAAAGGCGGCACACAAGGCGGCTTGGCTAACCCATCAACAAAAGATTTGAATACTGGAAACGTTAATGTTCCAGGTTCAAAAACAGCGACAAAAATGCACCCAACCAAGGGTCATGGCGCTGAAAAGAAAGGTAGCGGCGACAATGGCGTCAATACCAAGAGCATTGTAGGCAAGTAATAGAGGATCTATAGATGAGCCTATATCTTCGAGAAAACCTAAGTTTTGACCAAGCACGTATGGTGGTTGAAAGCGAAGGCACGGATGGAAAGAACCTTTACATGAAAGGCATTTTCATCCAAGGTGGAATCACTAATCAAAATCAGCGAGTGTATCCTGTGAGCGAGATTAGCAGGGCTGTCAAAACGCTCAATGATCAGATCACTGGTGGTTACTCAGTTCTCGGAGAAGTGGATCATCCTGATGACCTAAAGATTAACCTAGACCGCGTTAGCCACATGATTACAGAAATGTGGATGGAAGGTCCTAATGGCTACGGTAAGATGAAAGTTTTACCAACGCCAATGGGACAACTAGTTAAAACTATGTTAGAAAGCGGTGTAAAACTAGGTGTCAGTAGTCGCGGATCCGGAAACGTCAAGGATGACGGATCCGGTGAAGTATCAGAATTTGAAATTATCACAATAGATGTGGTAGCACAACCGTCGGCCCCAGGCGCATATCCAACGCCTATATATGAGCATTTGATGAATTCCAGGGGTGGTTACAAGGCATTTTTAACAGCACAGGAAGTACAAGGCGACAAAAAGGCACAGCAATACATTAAGGAAAGCCTATTAAAAATAATAGGCAGGCTCCAGTAACCAAGGGAGAAATTACATGTTGGATGCGCTAAAATCATTATTCGAGAACAACGTGGTTTCCGAGGAAATCAGAGCAGACATCGAAACGGCTTGGAATTCAAAAATCCAAGAAAACCGTGAACTAGTTACACAGCAACTACGCGAAGAGTTCGCACAAAAGTACGAACACGACAAATCAGTGATGATCGAAGCCATTGATCAAATGGTATCAGATCGTCTAAGTTCAGAGATTCAAGAATTTACAGAAGATCGCAAGCAATTAGCAGAGGCCAAGGCCAAGTATGCTGTTGCAATACGTGAACATTCAAGTAAATTAAACGAATTTGTTCTTGAATCTCTTGCAAAAGAAGTTACAGAACTGCACGGTGACCAAAAAGTCATGGCAGAGAACTTTGCTAAACTAGAAAATTTCGTTGTCGAAGCACTGGCTAAAGAAATTGCAGACTTCTATGAAGATAAGAAAGACTTGGCAGAAACTAAAGTACGCCTAGTAAAAGAAGCAAGAGAACAATTTACTGTATTAAAAGGTAAGTTTGTTAAACAGGCAGCAGGTCTAGTTGAATCAGTTGTATCACAAAGTCTCCAAAAAGAGATCGTACAACTTAAAGAAGATATCGACTCTGCACGTCAAAACGATTTCGGTCGTAAGATTTTTGAAGCATTTACTTCCGAGTATCAGAATAGTTTGATGAATGAGAAATCAGAAACAAGCAAACTACTCAAAGTAATCGCAGAAAAAGAACAGGCACTAGCAGAAGCACGTGACGTTATTTCAGAAAAGCAAGCACTAGTTGAAAGCAAGGAACAAGAAGTTGTTCGCGCTCAAGCCACTGCTGAGCGTAAAGAAGTCATGAGCGAACTTTTAAATCCTTTAAGCAAGGATCAGAAAGAAATTATGTCTGAATTATTAGAAAGTGTGCAAACTGTAAAACTACGTAGTAGTTTTGACAAGTATCTACCAGCAGTATTAAGTGGTAGCACACCGGAGAAGAAGAAGGCACTTGTCGAGGCAAAAGAAATCACAGGCAATAAAGAAAATCATAGCATTAGTAGTGCTAACAGTCAAGCGGAAGTAATCAATATTCGCCGTCTTGCTGGAATCAAATAAGGAGATATTATGTCAGAACTACTAGAAAGCCGCTGGCAAGAAACTAAAGAGGCACTATTAGAAGGCCTTTCAGGAACCAAGAAGTCAGTAATGGGAGTTACACTCGAGAACACTCGTAAGTATCTATCAGAATCTGCTACTGCTGGATCCACTTCTGCCGGTAACGTTGCAACACTTAATCGTGTTATCCTACCAGTTATTCGTCGCGTCATGCCAACCGTTATTGCTAACGAGTTAGTTGGTGTACAGCCTATGACTGGCCCAGTTGGTCAAATCCATACCCTACGTGTTCGTTACAGCGATTCCGTAACAAATACATCAGACGGCGCACAGACTACTGTAGCAGGTGAAGAGGCTCTAAGCCCATTCAAGATTGCTGAACAGTATTCAGGTTCAGGCGCAGGTAAGGCCGCGGCTACAGCAGCCCTAGAAGGCGCCGCTGGAAACAAGATGAGCATTCAGATCTTGAAACAAACAGTTGAAGCAAAAACTCGTAAATTGTCTGCACGTTGGACGTTCGAGGCTGCTCAAGATGCACAAGCCCAACAAGGCATTGACATCGAAGCAGAAATCATGGCTGCTCTTGCACAAGAGATCACAGCTGAGATCGATCAAGAAGTTCTACGTAGCCTATCAACACTAGCTGGTACTGCTGCATTAACATACGAC